TTTATATTATAATCTTCCATAAGTTCATAAATCATATCAAATATTAATTCTGCAGCTTCATGTGCCGTTTTAGGCTTGTCTTCTTCCATATAGTCAAGACTATCATGAATCTTTTTCTGAGCATTGCGCTTAATTTCCCATAATACTAAAGCCATGTCAAGTGCTTTAGTCATTCTTTTGTGTTCCATTACATCTTCAGGCTCATTCATATCAAATTCAAATGTTGCTTTCATATCAATTTTTTATGTTTATAACAATCTATACATATGTGATATCCAGGATTTACACTTGGAACCCATGTGTGCTTGCAAAATAATCTTTTAATTTTTTTCCACATTTTCTTTTAGTTTTAAGTTAATAGCTTTTTCTAAATCTTTGAAGCTAAATCTATGCTTTTCAGGATCATTGTTAGGTCTTGCTATATAGTTATTCCAAACTTCTACAGCAATTTCATGTGCTATATCCATTTTACTTTCTTTTTAATATGAGACATCCATCTGTATCTAATTTAAGTTTCCAAATTGCTTCACCTTCAATTGAGCTTTGTATTAATTCTTGTTCAATCTCAACATCCCATTCAGTTGGTTGTAGTGATTGGACATACTCATCAATATATTTTTTTCTGTTTATTTCAACAAATAGATCAAATATATCATCTCCTTTATTACTGTATGTAGAAGTCACTATTTTATTCATAGCCTTCTTAATATCTCTCTCACTAAACCTCTTATCACCAAGAAGTTCAACAGCTTTTTGGAAACCTTTTATAAATGCCTTTCTCTTTTTAAAACATTGAGTATCTTTATTATAATGCTGTAATTCATCGGTTGGAAATTCTCTATATGTTTTACTTGCCAATTCATCCAAATCATAACCATTCTCAATTGCTTCACAGTTCTTTTTAGATAATCTTTGGTAAGGTGAATGCCAACTTGTAGCTATACAGCTATCATCTTGTGCATAGAGTTTATACTCATTGCCAATTTTCTTTAGTCTGCCTTCCATACTATTTATTTTTTAAATTGTTCAAACCATTCTTTAAACTCATAGTAGGTCTGTGTTGTTCCTCCATGTTTTCCAACCATATAAGCTTCTTTTAAATCTTCTTCACTATACATTCTTTCAGCTTGCCATTTAGCACCATCCTCAAATCCTATATGGCTTATATGCCTTGTTGACAAAGCATACTGTTTAGCATATTGTTTAGCAGCTTCTTCAAGTGTTTCTTTTTTCATAACTTTTTAATTAAAATATGTTAATTAATAATAATAAAGTAAAACAATACCTTATTGTGTTCCAAGGAATTATCTCTTCATGTATTTGCTTAAACTGTTCAATATAATCTGCTTTAAGAGAATGTTTATACCTCAAGTTAGCACCTCCATACTGAGATATTTTCCTCTCTTGTATATCTGGTTTCCAAAGTAAACTTTCTCCCGGAAGCTGATTAGCAATATTAGCATAATGCTTATCTACATTATGAGTTAAAAATATAACTTCTGCTTTTACTTTATCATTAGCCCAATCATTTAATAAAGCTATAATAGATATATCATGAAATAAGTTTTTATATTCTGTAAGCCAATTTGCAGTTACAATAACAGGACTAAAATTTAAGTGCACTTCATAACCCGCATCAAGAAACTTTCTTACAGCAGATAATCTATCAATAATATGATCTGTTCCTGGTTCAAGCTGTTGTCTATAAATTTCAGGCATAAGGCTAAATCTTATTCTAATTTTACCTTGTGGATTAAAAGTCAAGAACTTTTCATTTACATACTTAGTAGCAAAAGAACCCATAGCTCTGGGATGCATAACAAAGAAATCAAAGATTCTTTCCCACTGATGATATTTAGCATGTAGAGCAAAGTCTTCATTACAACTGATGTCATAAGTTATATACTCTTCATGTGTTTGATTTGGTTTTTCCACATCAGCAAACCAGGCATGGTCACTGATAGCTGTTAATATATCTCCATGATTTTTAGCAATAGATAAACCTGTAGGTTTATGTCTTTTCATATAACAATAGCTACAGTTATATAAGCACCCATGCCCAAAGGACGGTGAAATATAATCAGTAGATCTACCAGAAGGTCTAATAAGCATAGACTTTCTGGTAACCTTTGTGACAAAACTCATAAATTCAGTGATTCTCTTATAGAATTAAATTCTTGAAAATACTCATCAAGGTAATTAGAATAACCAGCATGAGCATAGTTTCTATCTAAATGTGATAAGTACTGTTGTTTACTCATAGTATGTCCACCAACAAATAGTAAATACAATTTGTAATCTTCCACACTATGCTGCCATTTTTCAAAATGTGCAAAACCTTTTCTACTTCTCAAACTTTTGGTAGGTCTTACACCAGGATGCTTCATACCAAATAAATTATTATTTGTTTTAAACAAATTACTACACATGTTACTTTCTTGCCTTACTATGGCATAAGCAACTTCTGGATGAGGTATATTTTTATGTAAAATATAACTTACCAGTAATTTTTTGTTTAGCTTACTGCTATCAATCACTATTACTTCTGTAGTGTCTTTAATTGGAGGTTTCTTAACCACAATTTTTTTATCACTTTTCCCTAAGCTCATTAAACTAGCTACTACAGTTGCAATCAGTGCAAACATCAATGTTACTTTCATATACATATTTTTAAAAATGCAGGAATCCCACCTGCTATACTCTGTTGTAATCCGCAGAGCTTAGAGCTACTTATTCACCCCCGTGCACGCAAAACAGGATTTGAACCACCGTTAGTTTGTATCTCCTGAGTTGGCCACATCAGGCGCATTAACCAATTATGCTATTTGCGTATAAATAACAGGAAGCACCTGTTCAGATTGTATGTGAAGACTACTCCCACATCTATACCTCAACCCATGCCTTTGGGTCAATCTGTTTTGTAGTTTTCCCTAAGGCTGTATGACTTTAACTACAAAAGTTGCTCCAATGTAAAGCCTTGGACGGTCTTTGAGGTTGAGAGCCTCTCTTTTTTAGACTTTCTTTCTTTTTGATCCAACTTGTTAAAGTACTCAAGTCTTTCTGCAATCTTTTGATTTACCAGATTGTAGTCTGGAGTATTGTTCGCCTTCTTCATTCTCTTTTTGTTTTAAGATTCTAACAGCTTCATCTACACTTAATCCATCCGGTGTAATACCTGAGTTAATAAGATCAATATATAATTCTTTAATCTTCCCCATGTTGTGTGCCTCTTATGATTGCACCTATAATACCTCTGAAAGGATCATTTGCTTCTTTACCAAGTTTATTACCAACTAAAAAACTTACAAATGCAAGCTCATTAGGATGTGTTACATGCTTACTTACATCAACCAATATTTTTGTAATATTCTCATTACTATAAGCTGATTTAACTATTTCATATAACTCATTTCTTCTTTCAGTTGTGATACCTAATGTGCCTGTGATAGTTTCATCAGCATCATCAATGATCTTAACTGTAAGATAGTCTTGGTAATTAGGTAAAGTTACAGGAGTTTCTTTCTTACTAAATAATTGAGAGATCCAATTCTTCTTCTTTGACTGTAATTTCTTGTTTTTCATAAATTTCTAAAGGTATAAAGCGTGAAGCACTATAATATTCATACGGAAAAGAATCCGGAGAAAGAGATACTTCCTCCAATTCAAATCCTAATTCATTGTTCATAAGTGCTAATTGAACAATTTGTTTTACAGTATATACATTACCTTGAACTATCCATTCTGTAAGAGGAATCTTACCTGGTTTATTCTTGTCATTAATACAAACTACTTTAAGCATACTCTTTTATTTCAGATTTCAATTGCATCTGTTCTAAAGATGTGCTAATTTCTAACATTTCCATAAAATTACCAGATGCAATATCTACTGAACCTTTACCGTCTGCTATAATAGCACATTGTTCTGCTTGATGAGCATCATGATTACAAAATCTAATTAAGCATGCAATAACATATAAGAAATCATGCTGATTATCATTGTGTAGAACAATCTTGTGTGTTTTAGTATCTTCCATATTATAATTTATGGAATTTTTCTCAGTATTCAACATTAATATAATACATTAAAAGTTTTATAAGTTACTTTGGTTTTATCAAAACCTTCTAGAGCACTTTTAACCCATTGCTCATCAATAGTATTTTTATAACATAAAATATGTACTACTGCTGTCTCATCTGGATTAAGTCTCAATAATCTACCAATTCTTTGGGCAGACTTTCTCTCATTACCATAAGCATGAAGAATGATACCTTGTCTAAGATCAGGAATATTAACACCTTCACTCAACTGATGAACAGTTGAAAGACATTTAATACTACCTTCTTTAAACCAAGTTAAACAATCTTCACTTCCTTTATTACCACTATGGTAAGAGTAAGGAGATAATAAATCTGCTTGCTCCTGTGTATTTGCAAAGACAATAACTTTGTTCTTTTGAGTAATGCTTGCTAATAATTTCTTAGTATATCTTTCTTTACTAGGATACTCCATAAGAGCACGCATTCTCATCACTCTAAGCATATGTAAATTACCTGCTCCGGACTCAACTCTTTGAGACCAGTACTGATAATTTAATTTCTCTGAGGTCAGGAAACTGTTATTCTTATTCTTTACTAAATAATCTTTCTTATCGGACAACTCAAGCATATGAACAAATATCTTGTAATCATTCAAGATATTATTCTCTACTGCATCATCTGCTTGAAAAGAATATACAACAGGACAGAAATCATTTACCATTTTACCCTTTTCAGAGCCATGGTGTTTAGGAGGAGTACCAGTAAGACCTAGTATCTTTCCTTTGTAGTTCTCTAAGAAAAGTCTATGTGAATCCAAAAGACTGTGTACTTCATCCAAATAAACAATATCATAATCATTAGGATCATGCTTGTTTATGCTTAGATAAGTAGTAAACACAATTCTTCCAAGTAAATGAGCTTTATCAAATTTACCTGCATCATCAATCCATGATATGAATATAGACTTCTTTGGTGCTACAACCAAAACTTTCTGAAGAGGTGTAGTATTTCTTTCTAAGTGAGTCAAACCAACTTTGGTTTTACCAACACCTGTACCTAATACTATTGTACACCTTCTATGATCATCAGTTTTGCTGATAGCTATATCTTGTACATCATCTTTTGTAATCATTTTTAATTATTTTAAATAATTCATTGTTCTAGCATCTTCCGGATTTGTGTGTATCCATTCATGGCAGTTTCTACAAACTGGTAACCATGTTGATTGAACTAAATAGAATGCATCTCTGTTAGCTCCAGCATATGTATGGTGAACATCAGTTGCTTTGGTTGAACAACCAGCAACACTTACTTTACACATAGTATGCTCTGTAAGAAATTTGTATCTTAACTTGAGATACTCAGCATCTTTCTTAGCTCTTTTATCAGATACTTTAGGTATCAGAGATTTAAATTCAGGTTCTCCTGATTTAACTTTACTCCAACAGTACTGACAATACTTGTTACCTTCATGATTTTTCCAGATAACTTTCTCTTCATGACAACCACTACAAACTTTAAGCTTTTTCATCCATCAGTTTTAATACTGTTTCAGTAATTGCTTTTACTCTATCAGGAAAGCCTTCTTCAATACCTTTCCATTTACCCTCAGCTAATAAGCCTTGAGTAACTGAAGTAATAACATATTCTTTTTTTGTAAGACCTATTTGAAGGAAGCCAGCATGTACCGTAGCAAATGCTGGCTGATTATCATTTTTTCTCATTGTTGGTTTTTATTTTTCCAAAGATAAGAAATTCTTGGGTAAAATACCCTCAGTCATAAATACTTGGACTAATGTATCTTTTTGAATACAAAGATCTTTAAAGGTCAATGTATTCTTATAGTTATCATCAGTTGCATCATATTTACATAATTCACTTATAAGTGAACTATTAGGAAATAGTGATGTTAAGAGCTTATCACTTAATTGTTTGGTTACCTGATGTTTATACTTATTTACAACAATCTGTGTTCTGTTGTAAACATTGATAATGCGGGACCTTTTCTTACTGCACATAGTATTAAGCTCATCTACTGATAGAGAGTCTAAACCATATAGTGCTCTTTTATAAAGATAATTCTGATAAGTGTTATACTTATCTTGTTCAAAATCCTGATATCTTACAGGTTTCGACATATAATCTTTGATGTCTTGTTTTAGCTTTTCCATTTCCATAATCATATACATTAAAAAATCATAAAATAAGAGCCTGCCGTAACAGGCTCCTTGTTAATTACTATAAGTTGAAACCTTCAGCTTCCGTGTCAAACTCAGCATTAGGTTGCATTGCAGGTTTCTTAGTAGCATTAGTAGCATAAGCAGCTTTAACTTCTGCTTTGTTATCATGTGCTATGAGAACATCTTCAGCATTTGCTTTAGAAGTATACTTTGTTCTACGGTGAATAGGAAATCCACCTAATGTACAAGCTACATTTGTATCACCAGCTTTCTTGATAGATTTACTTGGATCTTTTTTGTTAAAAGGATCTAATGATTCTTCAGCAACAATAGTTCCTGGCAATTCTTGACCTTCATAGTAACCTACTGATTGTAAGTCTTCTACAAGACCATGAATTAATGCACTGAATTCTTTTCTTTTCATAAATCCATTATCATCAATAACAACACGGTTTTGTACTACACGTACATATCCAAAAATAGGGTTTGCGGATTGGTTAATTACCAATTTTGTAGTAGCATCAGCTACAACTTTAACTTTAGTGTCCATCTCTTTAAGTTTTTTGAGATTAATAAATAAATTGATTGTTGAGTAGAAATACTATATCACACAACTACTCCATTGTGCAATAAGTCATAAATGCAAGGTTGCAATTATATATCCAGATTATCTGTTAAATCAATGATATCATCAAATGGCATACTGTCATCTGATATATCATCTAATTCATCATTTGGGAGAAATTCAAAGTCATAAGACTTTTCTTTTGCATTATCAATGCATGCTGAATCCGTGAATGGATTACTAGCATAGTCACCTCCATTAATAGACATAAAGTACTGAATATCTTGATCAGTTAAATCTAGAAACTGGTCAATTGAGATATTAATTACTTTACCGTTGGGAAGCTGATATATCATGTTTGATTAATGTGTAGTAAATGTATTACATAAATAACAAATACTAGTGAGAATTAATCAAAAACATGGCACTATATAGCTAACAATAAAGAGAGAGCTATTAACTCTCTCTTATCATTGCCTGGGAAAAGCGTCCATACAGGACAAAATTTCTTATATAATCTTATTCATAGTACTAACTGCTTCCATAGGTACTTGAATTGTACCTTTAGAAAATCCGATTTCATAGTTGCTGTAACCATGGTAACCTATGAATTTCATAACTGTACCATATATCACACCATCTTTAGTGGCATTAGCAATAATATCTTTATCTGATTGAGATAACCATCCTGCTTTATTAGGATCAATTACTACTTCAAGGCCTACACGGATAGGTTCCGGCAACATATTTCCTACAGAAATATCAAATACTCTTCTACAAAATTGTTCTGAATCATAAGTATAGTAAGTTAACATTTCTATTAACTTACTTTTCTCTATAGTATCAGGGCCATTAAGAATCCTGTGTAATAATACTTTTATAGTGTTGAAGTCATACTTGACCATTACACTTCTATTATCTTCCATAGAATACAAAACAAAATAATAATATACTTACACCAGCAATAAATAATGCCATACCAATGATGAATTCTCTCATGAATTCTTTAAATTTCATATCATCTATAATAGCTTCTAGATGTAGTTTCTCACGCTCAATGTTTTCTAACTTTTCCCTTTTTAGTTCTAGCGGAGCATCACTACGTTCTACTGAATCATAGTAAAATATTAATGACTTAATCCTGTTGTCAATCTCTGTTTTCTCCATTGTCTTTCAGTGTTATAATCAGTACTACTTTTCTTACCAAACCAGCTGTGTATATAAGTTGCTGGTTTATAATTAAAATCTTCATAGCCTGGTAAACAAGCTACAAACTTTGTTACTTCAATTACTTCTTTTTTCTTTCTCATCATATATTTGTTTTTCAGATTTGCTTAACTCTTTATATTTAGGAATTTTGTATCCTTCAAGCATTTCTTCTTCTGTAAGATATGCTACACTTTTATGACCAAAACAAACTGGCTTAACATCTTTTAATACTAAGTATGAATAATCCCTTACACTTTTACTAACTGTTGCTGGGTTTACTTTCAAATTCTTAGCAATTTCTATTATTGTCCAATTTACTTTGATTAATTCAGCCACCTTGCGGTGCCAGTCTAAACTAAATTTAGTTTTTCCCATAATAATCACCTGTATCAAATTCATATGACTCATCATATTCTAAGTCATTAGTTTCAATATAGTGAATTATCTCACCTTTATACGTATAGTCACAGACTT